GGTGGTTTAGCTGCAACCACAAACTTCTTGATGGCTGGAGATGTAATGAAGTTTAACGATGGTGTCGCAGGTCAACCAAATGTTAGATTCTTTACTTATAATGGTCAAGTTACGAGCGCATCTCCTGTACAATTAGTTTGTACTTCAACTGTTAGCTCAACTCTAAACGCTGTAACATTTAGTTTTGCTCCTAAGTTATATGATACTTATTCTGTAACTCAAGCTTCTAATCCTACTTGGTACGCTGATAATCTTAAAAACCAAAACGTCAATGTAACTATAACTAATGGCATGCAATTAAGTATTGCTAACTCACATGTTGTCGGTTACTTGATGGCTGGTGATGCTGGATTTTTATCAACTCCAAGATTGCCTGATCAGATTCCGTTCCCAACTTCTAATTTGGTAGATCCAGATACTGGATTGTCATTTAGAAAATACTATGGCGCTAAATTTGGTCTAAATCAAATGGGTTTTGTTAACGATATAATTGCTGGGGTAGATATTGTTCCTGAATATTGCCTTAAAATATTATTTCCAATATCCACTGCTTTAGTTTAACTATCTTAGAGATACAGGCTGGTTAATAGCTGGCCTGTATATTAAATATAATGGCATATACAGCATTACAACTCATAACTAACGCATACTACCTATCTAACGTTGTTTCACGTGATTCACAAACAGTTAGCGGAGGACAGGCAATAGATGGTTTAGAAATGCTTAATTTTATAATAAACGACAAGGCTATTACATACAAAAGCATTCCTTATTTTAATTCTGTGGTAGTTACTGCTTCCCCAGGAGTTGAGAAGTATTTCGTTCCAAATCTGTTAGAGATTGAGTCTATGACGTTTGACATAGGAACGGTTAGATACCCCATGTATCGCATGGATAGAAATAGCTATTTTAGCTCAGCTAGAGCCAACAACATTAACTCTCTTCCATATGCATATCATTTTGAACGCGCTGTAGAAGGCTCTAACATATTTTTATATTTTCTCCCAAACTCAGCATATCCTATTACCATTTGGGGAAAGTTTAGTTTTGACGACATCTCTTTAGAAGATGACATGACTCAATGGTTTGATCTATATTATATAAACTATCTTAGATATTGCTTAGCGCAATACATATGTTCTATTTATCCTAACGTTGAGTTTCCTCCACAGGCTTATGCAATATTAAAATCTATTGAACAAAGGCTGTCAGACCCAAGTCCAGTAGACTATACGATGAAAAAATATTCTAGCTTTACTATTTGTGACGCTGCTAATTTCGGCATGGCAAATCTTTGGAACGGATACTATCCAATATAGATAAAAAAATATGATGATGACAACAGATAACAGTGTACCAATAAACGTAGTTGGATCTAGCGTATTTGGTCGTTATCCAAAGATATCATCAGAAACAACTTATAATATGATTGTTTCAGATGGATGGCTGGTTCCATATTCTGGATATACTAAAGAAAATGATTTATCGTACGGAGAAAAATATTTAACAGGAAGAGGAATATATAATAGTTTAATATACGGATTTTTGATAGTAGTTGTAGGCGGTTCTATATTTTCTGTAGATAGCAATGGCATATTTTCAGCTATATATACATCTTTACCGTTATCTAACAAAGCTGTTTATATAGCTGAAAATAACAATAAACAAATAATATTTTGTGATGGACTTGGAAAATATTTTATATTGTTTAATTATGCTACCGCTTCTTTTAGCGTTATAACAGTAGATTTTATTCCTGTACACGTATCGTTCCAAGATGGGTATTTTATAGCTTCTGTTTTCGGCACTAATAATTGGAGGCTGTCTGGTCTGAATGACGGTACCTCATGGAATCCAATTGATACTGGAATTATATCTACTGAACCAGACAATGTTGTAGCTTGTGTAAAATTACCAAGCAGGGGAGGACAGTTATTTATATTTGGTAAAAACTGTACAGAGTCTTACGTAAACGTAGGAGCTAACTTATTCCCATACCAAAAAAATACCGGATATAGTATAGATTATGGATGCGTTAGCGTAGAAACTATTGCATATAGCGAAGAAATAGTAGTGTGGTTAGCTGTAAATAAAAGCTCTAATCCACTGATTATGTACAGTACTGGGGCAGAAGCTATATCAATAACAACAGACGGGATAAGTTATAAGTTAGCAGAGGTATCTCGTCCTGATTTAGCATTTGGATATTTGTTTAAACAGGATGGACATTTAATTTATCAGTTAACTTTTCCTCATGCTAATGATAATTTTTCACTACTGTATGATTTTACTACTAAGATGTTTTTTAACGCTTCTGATTATAGATATAATTTTCATCCTGCTCGGCATGTAGAAATATTTAACGGTAATTATTATTTTATTAGTTATTCAGACGGAGGATTGTATAAAATAGGCTCAGATATAACTACTTATGCTGGAAAGACAATACCTAGATCAAGAATAACCAATACCATAAGAAAAAAAGATTCATCAGGTTTTATTGTAAATAACCTATCTTTTGTAATGGAACAAGGAGAAACAGATAATCAAGTCAATCAAGCTAGAATAGATTTATCAATATCTAGAGACGGCGGTTATTCATATGGTAACGATATCAGCTTAGACGAGAATCCCTTGGGAAAAAGAAAGAACAAGATAGATTTTAGAAGGCTTGGATACTCCAATGAATTTACAGCTAGATTAAGATTTTGGAGCGAGGGCAGAATAGTAATTGGACAAGGAATATTGGATATAAAATAATATACATATTGGATATAAACAATGAGAGTACCGGCGTTTTTAAATAACACTTTTGTTGATAAAAACGGAGACTTAACTCCTGGATGGAGCTTTTTACTTAATCAACTATTTAATGATATGCAAACCAATATTTCAAACGAAGGATTTGTGATACCATCTCAGACTACTGCTAATATTAACAGATTGGCAGCAACAGGATCTAAGATACTAAACGGAACCATGCTTTATGATTCAGACTTAAATGTTTTAAAGGTTTTTAAAAACGGTGTTTTTAAAACAATAACAACTACATAACAAGGTATAATATGTCATTTTTTGGAAACATAGGTAATTTTTTATTCGGCAACGACGATGCAGAACAAGCTCATCGCAGAGCTCAAGAAGCCGACGCTAGATCTAGAGAAGTTCAGAATGCGGCATATCGAGAAAGCATGGGATATCTTAAGCAGATACCTGGAATTCTTTCAGAACACTTTGCCCCATACGAACAAGTTGGCAGACGGGCTTTACCTAGATTGGAAAACGAATATCAAAGATTAACTAACAAACCAAATGATATTTTAAAAACATTAGGATCTGGATATGAGAGTTCTCCGGGATATCAATTTAGAAAAAATGAATCGCTAAGAGGTATAGATAGAGCTGCGGCAGCCGGAGGATCATTGGGAACTCCAGCTCACCAGAGGCTTAATGCTGAAATGGCCGGTAATTTAGCTGGAGCTGATTATTATCCATACCTTGAGAACGCATTAAGGCTATACAGTTCTGGCTTAAGAGGAAACGAGGGATTGGCAAATATGGGATATAGCGCTGCTTCAAATTTAGGAGAAGACATATCTAATTCGATGATGAGCACCGCTAATCTTGGTTATTCTCATGGATCAAATGAAGCTCAGCAAATGAGAGCTTCTCAGGCTTATTTAGAGCAATTAAGGCCAAAAAGTAGATTTGGAGCAGACGGCGGATTGTTCAATAATTTACTTGGTCAGGGTCTAACTAATCTTGGTAATGGTCTAAGCTCAGGAATGGATCACGCAACAGGAAACATGGGCGGCTGGATAGACAAATCACGACAGCTAACCGGAGTATCTAAAGTTGGAGGGATGCTAAGCGGTCTTATGAAAGGAGGATGGATGGGAGGGGCTATGGGAGCTATGGGAGACGCTGCGCAGCAGAATCAAAACGGGAACGCATTCCAGAATTATTTTGGTGGTGGTGCGCAAAATAACTCACAGCCTAATGGCACATATTGGGAA